ATTCTATTATTTTGGTATCTCCAATATCGAAGATAACTTCTATGTCCTGGATATCTGGCATATTTGCGGACATAACACATAGTGACTAATTTTTGTCATTTGTGTTTGTGGTACTCATATCACGCCGAGCTTGTAGGACATTGCGATTAAACATTATTTCATTGAAGTGAGGGTTTCCCATCCAATATGCTTTGCCGTCTACCTTCCACTCTAGATTCAAACCATTTGCCACGCCGAAAGTTATAAACCAGGATAGAACTTCTGGGAGAGGTTTTACACCGCATTCTACAAGCGTTAGGAAGTCTACACCGTCTATGTTCTGACGGACCACCATCGAACCGACCTCAGACGGCTTGAACTCATCAGGCATAATCTGAGCATCTGTGTCTCTCCACATGCAACGGAAGTCCTTACATGGATTTTTTGGACGATCTTTATAGATTGTGCATCCAACGCCTTGCTCTACAAACTGACACGGCTTTCCTGGACGGACTTCTTCTCCACCAATTGTTGCGGTAATCCATCCTTCGCAACATGCGGTACAACCTTCACAGCTTCTAGCTGGAGTTCCTTTTTTACTGAGATTTAAATTAATAGCTGCCATAACCCACCTTATTTCTATTTTACCATACCGCTGGTATTTATAAAATTGTTATATAATTAATCTATTATGCAATTTGACGTAGTTGCTATAGTTAGCTTAATAATTGGAATTGGAACCATCGTGTCAACATCGGCACTTGGTGTCCGCTGGCTCGTCAAGCATTATTTTGAAGAAATCAAGCATGAGCTTAAACCTAATTCTGGACAATCAATAAAGGATCAAGTAAACAGAATGGAAAACGATATCCTTTTACTAAAAGATCAGAATGTAGATGGAAATGATTATCATAAAAGATTAGATCAGAAGATAGATTCTCTTACAGAAATGTTTATAACCTATATCTCATCAAGAACATCAAGAGACTGAACTCTGCGATTATTATTTATTAATTATTATTAATATAATATAAAGAATATATAAGATATAAGAGATATATTTAATATTTATATTTAATAGATATATATATTATATACAGAAACGAAACCTTGTCAAGTCCATTTTCATCATTTTTTATGTAAATTTTATGTAACAATTTATTAACATGCTTGAAACATTTGAATTATGCTATACTTTTAAACGAACTAGTGTCCAAGTGCCCCACTCATACCCACCACTTGGATGCTAGTTTTTTATTTAATTAATGTTATATAATTATGTTATGGCAGTTATAGACGAATTTGGATCTGATCCAGCAATCATCAAATGGAACATCACTCGTGGTGACACTTCTAAAATCAAGATTGAATTCTTGAACAATGACGAGGTGACAAAATTTTCCACAACTGGATGGGACTATATTGCTACAGCATATGATCCTAAGACAGACATTGCTGACGAACTAGATGTAAACAGCGGTCCAGGATGGATTGAGGTAGTAGCTCCATCTGACATTACAGAAAACTGGGGTACAGCATATAATGCAACTGTAGCCGAACTCTTGTTTGATGTCCAGGTAACAGGATCAAACTTTGTATGGACTCCTATAGTAGGTACGATTAGCGTAATCGGAGACATTAGTGGTGCTATCTAATGGCTGTTCTAAAAATCTCTGAATCAAAAGCTTACTTGCCAAATGTGATTAGAATTACTCTTCCAAAAGGTAAAACTAAAACTGTCAAAATAAATAAGTAATTAATGCTATAATTTTGTTATGGCAAATACACCCAACTTCGGTCAAACATTCCCTGTAACTATTCCAGTTCTAACTGACCCAGCAGATATCACTAAGGCATTTAAGATCTACCACAATGGATCTGAAACTGATGCTACAGTTTTTGATGATTCAGTTGCAGGTCATCTTGCTAAGAAAGCACCTATCGATTCCCCTGCTTTTACAGGAACCGTAGATCTATCTTCAGCAACATTAACTTTGCCTTCACAGTCTGTAACATCAACTACAATTGCTAACAATACGATTGTTGATGGAGACATTTCTACAACTGCAGCTATCTCTCAATCAAAGATCAGTGGTCTAACAACCTCACTAGCTGCTAAAGCCCCATTAGCATCTCCAACATTTTCTGGAACTGTAGATATGTCTGGTGCAACTCTGACTCTTGCAGATAACGCTATCGCTCAGTCAAAAGTTAATGGATTAGTTTCAGCACTTGCATCAATTAGAACAGTTGTTGACTATGCAATCGTATCAGCATCAACCTACACAGTATCTCTGACAGATGCAGGTAAGACAATTGGAATTACAAATGCTTCAAGCACTGTTCTAACGATTCCAACAAATACATCTGTTGCATTTGCAATTGGAACTAAGATAGATTTTATTCAGCTTGGCTCTGGTATGATTACCTTTATCCCAGCATCTGGTGTAACTATGGGTAGCGAAAACTCCATGACAAAACTAAATGCCCAGTATTCAGCAGCTTCCCTATTAAAGGTAGATACGAATGCCTGGGCACTAGTTGGAAATCTACGAGCTTAGTTATAAACTCTTCAAAATTTCTCTATATTCAATTGTCGAATACTTTCCTGCAAAAGTAGATATATTTTCTACTCTAGTTAAATGACCAAGCTTTGGTGCATGTATCATCAATCCATTCCCAATGTAAATTCCTACATGGTATGCAGCTTTGTATCCTTTATATTTAAAGACAACGATGTTTCCAGGTTTTGGATCCTTCGTTCTGACTCCAGCATATTGTTGTTCGGATGCTCTGTGCTTTAGACTAATTCCCATTTGTTCATAGAACCAAAGAGTAAGTCCAGAACAGTCCCATCCAGATGGGGTTGCTCCAGAAAAGACATACCATGTCTTTCCAACAGTCTTGTCTAGTTTAGATAATGCATTGCTTATCTTTTTTGTATTTGCCAATAGTTCAGCATTTTTCATAATACTTTTCATATCAAAGTTGTTATGAATCACATTAATTACTGGCTTTGCTACAAACACTTTTGCCTCAGTTATGGGAGAGACACACCCAGTAAGTGTAAGTGTTAAAACACCTACTGCAGCAATTTTTTTAATCATTTGCTACCTCCTTATTTTTATGTGGTTACTAGCCTCTGTCACAGGCTTCTGGCGACATTATCTTTACAGTGATAGCAAAAATAAATTGTCTTGGATTGTCACGATTGTCACTTTGTTGTTACTCTGTTTCATCAGATTCCTCCTTAACGGAAAAACTTCCTTTTGAGGGGAAGTTGTTTTACAAGTATATCACTTTTGTGGTCTAGAATCAAAAATAAAACATGCTATAATTATTTTTATGGCAAGATCACAATCAGCATACTCAGTTGGAAACAGACCTCCTATGGTTACATGGACCGTTGTCCGTGGGGACACTGCAGCATTTAAGGCATATGTTACAGATGATGCCAAGCAGCCACTCACAGTTACAGACTGGGATATCCTGATGAAGGTAAAAAGACCAAACTTATTAGGTAAAGAAGTAATCATTACAGATGATGCAGAGGTAGTGCTGACACTCACTCCTGCTCCAGAAATTGATGAACTTCCAGGATATTTTACTGTTTCTCTTGCAGCTAGTGAATCCCAAATTCTACAAACAGGAGATATCTTCGATATTCAACTATCACAGCCAGATCGTGTTTGGACCGTGGCACAAGGAAGCATGATTATCCTTGAAGATGTAACAGATTAATGGCTTCTGTAAAGATATCTGAGAATTTAAACAAAGTAAAGACTATAAAGTCTTCTAGCTTTCCTATCTTTGACATAAAGAAAACAAATAAAGTAGTTGCCATTGAACCAGTTATTCCATTTAAGATTAAGTTTATAAATGTTGGAATTCCAGGGTATAGTGCAAACAATCCAGCACCTATTGGAATTGCTATTGTTGGATTTACAAACTACATTCTTTAGAATACTGCTATAATTAATAATATGGCTAGACTAAATATCGATACCCTCAAAACAAAGTTTGAAACAGGTGACCGTCCAAACGGACAGGACTATGTTGACCTTATCGATACTTTAATCTCTCAGGCTACTGATCTAGGTACTGCAGGTAACAATGAACATGTTATCAACGGCATTGAGAATCAGACCATTGTAGACAGTTTTGTTGCCTCAGACTGGAGAATGGTAAAGTATTTAGTTTCTGTAACCAATACTGCAAATGGGGCAAATAAGTTTTATGCAACTGAGCTATCTGTATTAGTAGACGGCTCAGATATAAATGTTAGTCAATACGGAGTTATTGACAATGATGGGGAAGTTGGAACCATTTCTGTGATTAAAGATGGGATTTACGTTCGTTTGATCGTAACTCCTATTTCTGGAATTACGCCAGTTACCGTGCGATTCGGTCGCATGGGACTTAAGGCTTAATTTTATTTAAGGAGATGAAATGGCTACAGTTGATAAAAACTTTAAAGTCAAAAACGGCCTGGTAGTTGAAGGAACTACAGCAACCGTAAATGGTAATGACATAATTACCACAGCAAACACATATAGAGATAACATATCAAATACAGTTGTTCTGCGTGATGGATTTGGAAATTTTGCAGCAGGACAAATTGATCTAGATTCAAAGCTTACAGCACCAGATGTTCGTCTTGGAAACGCTGGACAAATTCACGAGAATAATGATGGAGCACTTGAGGTAAATGCTTATAGTTCAAACGATCTAGTTCTTCACGGTGATCAGAATGTTATCGTTACTACAAACAATGCAGATATCGATCTTAGACCAGATGGAAATGCTACAGTTTGGGGAAATGCTATTGCTACCCAGAACTATGTAGATGGTCTTGCAGGAAACTATGACCCAGCTGGTGCAGCTTCAGCTGCTGAAGCAAATGCTAACAGCTATACAGATGGAAAGGTTTCTGCTCTTGTTGACTCAGCACCAGACCTTCTAAACACTCTTAATGAACTAGCAGCTGCAATTGCAGATAATCCAAACTATGCAACAGATGTTGCTAACCTGGTGGCTACAAAGGCAGATGTCACATATGTTGAAACTCAGCTATCAGCTGTTGACACAGCAGCTCAGGGCTATGCAAGCACTGCAGAAACAAATGCAAAAAACTATGCAAAGAGTTACGCAGATGGTCTTGCATCTAACTATGATGCAGCTGGCTCTGCTACAACAGCAGAAGACAATGCTAAAAGCTATGCAGACAGTCTGGCTGTAAATTATGACCCAGCAGGTTCAGCAGCCTCTGCACAGCACAATGCAGAAGATTATGCAGATAGTCTTGCTTCTAATTATGATGCAGCAGGAGCTGCCCTAGCAGCAGAAGGAAATGCTAAAGCATATGCAGACTCTCTTGCGGTAAACTATGACCCTGCAGGAACAGCAGCTACTTCTGAGGCTGCAGCAAATGCTTATACAGATACTGCAATTGCAAATGGTAACAATACTGCAACACCAATTTATGCAGGAGTTAAGATTGGATTCTATGCTCAAGAAATTGCTGGATGGGCTATAGGAAATACTTCTGATACGGTAATTGCTCTTACACTTCCTTCTGGATACAAGAGCGGTAAGTTCAATGTTAGAGTTATGAGTAACTCAACTGGTGACTCTCAGATGTCAGAGATTCTAGTAACAGCAGATGCATCAAACAATGTTGCTATTACAGAGTATGCGATTGTTTCTACAAATGGAAACATGGGAGACGTAACCGCAGACGTAGATCTGAGTGGAAACATTACAATCGTTGTTGTTCCTACTCACGATTCTTCTGAGGTAATGGTTTCTGGAACTGCTTATGTCTGGAATGACTAATTAAAAGAGTGAGTCCCCCTGGTTTATACTGGGGGGATTCATTATTTTTGGCTTAAATAAATGCTATAATTAATGATTAGGAGCGTATGTGTCTACATCAAACAAAGACTTTAAAGTAAAAAAAGGAATTCAGGTAACTGAAGGAGGATCTTTTGGCGGTCCTGTATCCGTAGGAACCCCACAAGGGCCAACAGACGCTACCACAAAATTATATGTTGATGCTATTTCTTTAACTACTGGACCAACAGGTCCTCAAGGAGATCAAGGCCCACAAGGACTAGAAGGTCCTATCGGTCTAATTGGCCCTACAGGACCTACAGGCCCACAAGGAGAGGCCAGCAATGTTACTGGACCTACAGGTGCTCAGGGAAATGTTGGTCCAACTGGACCTACTGGTCCATCGGGAGTAATCTCTGCAACTGGTCCTGCACAATACATTCCAGAAGCACAAGTACTGTTTGTCGATGAAGATGCTTTTACACATATCTCAACCCTACAATATGCACAATTTGATACATCACAAGATTTTAGATCTCAGAATGTTGGACAGATTGCTTGGAACGCCGAATACGGCACACTAGAATTCCAGATGAAAGATCCTGGGGTAACTCTTCAGATTGGTCAAGAACTAAACCAGCTTGTAAAGAATGGTGCTACACATACCCTGTTAAACGGAACCGCTGTATATATAGTTGGATCTGATAACCAAAATATTGTTGTAGATAATACAACGAATACAAATGACTTTTCTGCAGAACGATTCCTAGGAATTATGACTGAGGACGTTGCTCCTGGAGAATTAGGATACTGTACAACCTATGGTATTGTTCATGGACTAGATACCTCTGCACTTGCCGAGGGTCAGGTAGTATTTACCTGGGATAGTGGACAACTTACTACAGATTTCCCTACCGATATTTATTATGGAACTGCTGTTGGCGTATGTCTTTATAGTCACGCCATTGATGGTGAAATTCTTGTTTATTCTAAATTCCTTCCTACTTTAGGTGAACTTAGAGATATTCTTTTAAATCCAGAAACAATTGCCGATGGAGATATCCTTGCTTTTGATGCAGGACTTCAGGCATGGGTAAATGCTCCAGCTGTCCACGGCCCAACAGGACCTACTGGTCCTCAAGGTGCTGATGGATACATTGGTGCTGATGGTGCTACTGGTCCAACTGGTCCAACAGGACCTACTGGTGCAGCAAGCACTGTCACAGGGCCAACTGGTGCTATAGGACCAACTGGACCTTCTGGGGTTATCTCTGTAACTGGTCCTATAACAAATTCTGGAACATCCACTTCTGCTGTTATCGGTGCAAACTCAGCATCTGCAAATACTGCTAATTACTTAGTTCAGCGTGATGCCAATGGAATTACTTCTCTTAGCGGTGTTCAGCTAGATACTACAGCTACCCCAACAACTAATGTTGGAAAAATTATTTGGGATCAAGCATGGGGAACACCACAGGTAGGACTTGTTGGTGGCAATGTAAATCTTCAAATTGGTCAAGAGTTTGTTGCATATGTAAGAAACGCAGAATCCACAACGCTACTTGATGGAGAGGTTGTTTATCTATATGGTGCTCAAGGAGATCACGCTACAGTAAAACGTGCATCCAACACATCTGAACTAACATCTTCAAAAACTTTTGGTGTAGTAACAGAACCAATCGCTGCAGGACAACTTGGATTTGTAACTACTCAAGGTGTAGTAAATGGATTAAACCTATCTGCATATTCTGCTGGAGACGTTCTTTGGCTAGGAAGCACACCAGGAACATTTACAACAACAAAGCCATCTGCACCTAATCATATGGTTTTTGTTGGCGTTGTCCAAAAAACGAATGGTGGCAATGGAGGAATTTATGTTAAGCCACAAAATGGATATGAACTTGATGAACTTCACAATGTTCTAATATCAACACCAACAAACAACCAAGTTTTGACATATGAAGAATCAACTGGATTATGGAAAAATCAACCTGTCCCAACTGGTCCAACAGGACCAACTGGTCCTCAAGGGTCTGCTGGAACATCTATAAACCTTAAGGGGTCAGTAGCAACAGTAATACTTCTTCCTGCTACTGGAAACTCAGTTAATGATGCCTATATCGTAGAGGCTGACGGAGATCTATATGTTTGGAATGGTTCTTCTTGGTTTGATGCTGGTCAAATTGTTGGTCCACAAGGTCCTGCTGGTGCAGATGGTGCTACAGGCCCAACAGGTCCAACAGGACTAACTGGAGTAACTGGTCCAACAGGGCCTCAAGGATTTATAGGAAATACAGGACCTACTGGACCTACAGGAGCACAAGGCATTCAAGGACCTACAGGTCCTATAGGAGCAACTGGTGCAGCATCTACGGTTACTGGTCCAACAGGTCCTACAGGAGCTACTGGTGCTGCAAGCACAGTTACTGGACCTACAGGTCCAACTGGTGCTACTGGTGCTGCAAGCACAGTTACTGGACCTACTGGTCCACAGGGTATTCAAGGTCCAACTGGACCAACTGGTCCTACAGGACCTACAGGTCCACAGGGTATTCCAGGAAATAATGGCTCCACTGGAGCTACAGGGCCTACTGGTCCCACAGGTCCTGCTGGTGCAGATGCCCCTACACTTACAGCTATAAATGCTCAAACAGCATCATACACACTAGCTCTGACTGACAAAAATCAAATGGTAGAGCTAAATGTTGCTTCTGCAAATACTTTAACAGTTCCACCAAACTCTTCTGTAGCGTTTGCTACTGGAACAACCATTACAGTCCTTCAAACAGGGGCAGGGCAGACTACAATTACTGCTGGTGCTGGGGTAACTGTAAATGGAACTCCAGGACTAAAACTACGTGCTCAATGGTCAATTGTCACATTAGTCAAACGTGCTACAGATACATGGGTTGTATCTGGAGACTTGACCACATAATGAGATTTAATATAGGAGCGGCTGCTGCAGCAATACGAAAAAGATTCTATGACGATGTTTCATCACGAACAAATACCACAGGCTCACTAGGAGTAGCATCTGACGGCTCTCAGTGGACTGCTGTTAATGGAACAATTCAAGTAACATCTGGTGCAGCTACAGCAACAATAACTCCAACTTCAGGAGGAGCTGGAAGTACATATCCCTTAGCAATTGTTAATCTACCAACCCCAAACAATGTAATTAAAATTGCAAATACCAATGAAGGATCTGCAGTAGCACTGTGGGTTCAGTCATCATCCGATTGGTGGATGGTAAATGTCGAAGGAACCCAGGTAACAAATACAAATTATGCTGGCACAACATACTGGAGCTATAACTATGCTTATCAATACACCCAGGCAAATCCAAGCAACTATGTTTATAACTATGCAGTTCAGTCATATACCTTCCCTTCGTACTCATATCAGTTGACATCAAGTCCTACAATAAGCTTTACTTCTGGAGCAACAACATTTTATGCAGTTTTTGCTTCTGCAATTCCATATACATCTGCAAACCCATATACATCTGCACGAGATTACTGGTCTAGTACACCATATACAGCATCTGGATCAACCCCATATACTGGAAGTACTGCATATAGCAGCGGTGCACCATATACAACAGGAAGCGGTGCTAACTTTACATCTGGAAGTGTCCCTACAAACTATACAAAGGGACCAACTAGCTACTATAAGCTATCAAATACATACTACATTTCATCAGCATCGTATTCTTCTGGTGGTGGTGGTGTTGCTTATACCGCAGCACCTTTTACAAACTATACAAAAGGTGCAACAACATATACTGCTGGACCAACTACCTATACAGCTGGAGTTACAGCATATGGTGCTCCATATACAGTTGGAGCAACTAACTATACCGCAAGTGCTACAATTTTTTATACTTCTGGAGCAGCTGTTTATACTTCTGGAGCAGCAACATATACTGTAATTCCACCAGGATACTCGTCAGCAGTTCCATATACAAGTTCAATTCCTTATACATCTGGTTTTGTAAGCGGTACACCATATTCTTATGCATATAACACAGCATTGACAAATGCTCCAGGCACATACTTCTTTGTGACAACATCAGGATTTGCTCTGACAACTGGTTCTACATACTATACCTATGCATCTGGAACAACCACAACATACAGCGAATACTTAAAGATTAAGAAATCAGTAGCAAATACGGTTTCTGAGGTTTCTTCATCACTACTATCAAATGCTCAAAGTATTAAGTCACTAGTTGTATCAATTTTTGGAAATCAGATTACAGCAAAGGGATACTCAGATACAAACTTTGTATCACAGATCGGAGCTGATCTGGTTTATACAGCAACTGGAGCCACAATTACTACTCAATATGGAATAGGAGTGTCGCCTTCCGCCTATAACCAAAGTGCTATAATAGGAACATCTGTTGAAATAAACAGAAATTAAGGAGGGTAGCGATAGTTAAATGGCAAGAATATTCTCTGGATCAATCTTTAGCTCAGTGCAACAAAAATTTTCAGACATCTTTTCCTCAAGAGCAAATACTACTGGAGGCCTTGGAGCTTCTACAAGTGGACAAGTCTGGAATCCTCTGAATGGAACAATTAACATTGTGTCTGGAGCAGCTACCACTACTACTACTCCTAATCCTGGAGCATCAGGCTCATCATACCCAATATCTACAGTTGCCATGCCAACATTCAACAATGTGGTTAAGTTATCAGGAACAAATGAAGGATCTGCAGTTGCTCTTTGGGTACAAAGCTCTTCAGACTGGTGGATGGTTAATGTCGAGGGTACACAAGTAACAAACACTAATTATGCTTCTGCTACATATTGGAGTTATTTCTATACTTCAGGAAATGTTCAGTATAGCTACCAATACAACTATTCATATAATTATTCTGTAGGAACTCCATATAACTATTCTTTTACCGATGGAAACTATACTTCATATCAGGCAGCACCATATAATACAGTGACAACACAAGGACAAACTCCATATAGCACATATGTTGTCTATAGCAAGAGTCCTGGAATAACCTACACGTCTGGGTCCGCACCAGTTACTTATACAGCTGGAAGCTACTACAAAATTCCACCAAGTTATTATATTGCTTCTGGTCCATACACTTCTGCTGGAGGAACCGTATATAGTTCTGGTTCAGATACTGTATATACAACATCAACATATTATGTTATGGGAAATACTACATACTTTACCGTTCCTCCTGGAGTTCCATACTCAGTTGCTGGAGGAACCTATACAGCTGCTGTAACACAAAATGGAAGTGGATATACAACACCAATTAGCTATACCCCAATTGGAAATGCTGTTGGAACAGGATATGCATTTACTGCTGGATACATTAACCCAACATATGCAACATCATTCCCATATACATACGCATCTGGAACTACAACTACCTATAGTGAATATCTGAAACTAAAGAGATCTCTATCAAACACAGTTTCAGAGCTTTCGTCCACTCTTTTATCAAACACACAAACAGCAAAGTCAATACTTGTGTCCATTCTTGGAACACAAATCACAGCAAAAGCATACTCTGATACAAATCTTGTTACCCAGATTGGATCAGATCTAGTTTATACTGCTACTGGTGCTACCGTTACCACTCAATATGGAATTGGAGTCTCTCCATCTGCATATGGACAAAGTGCTATAATAGGAACATCAATAGAAATTAGTAGAAGCTAGGGTATTATGAAAATTATTAGATTCTTCTCCGACAAGAGATTTGGCGGTGTGGGGCAACCAGTTCCAGCTAAAAAAGTACTTCCAGAATGGTATAGACTATCAGAATCTGAGCTGGAAGATCCAATAAGCAAAGAAATGACTTCTGGATTAAAGAAATGTGTTCCATTTATGGATGCAATGATATCAGGGTATGTTCTTACAACACCGATGGACATCTTTGTGTCAAGAAATGAAGACGGATCTCTTCATCTTGGATGGAATTCAGATAGTGTATTCCAAGATTTTATCGCTGAAAGAACAAAGGAACTTGGTGAAAAAATGCCAAGACCTGCAGGTCACTTACCAAACCACTTAGCCTTTAAGGGATTTTGGGGTTTTAAGACTCCAAGAGGATGGAGTGTTCTTGTCGTTCATCCATTGAATAGACACGATCTTCCGTTTACAATTACATCTGGAATCATGGATTCAGACAAGTATTCGACATCAGGGAATATCCCATTCTTTATGAAAGAAGATTTTGTTGGCGTAATCCCAGAAGGAACTCCATTTGCACAAATAATACCAATTAAAAGAGAAAAATGGTCTTCCATTAAAAATGATGAGGGTATTAAGTACTTAGAGGGATTACAGGGAGAGTTCGTAAGATCTCCAGGTAAAAGTTATAAAAAGTATTTTTGGCAACGTAAGGAATATAACTAATGGCTAAGAAAGACAAATCTTATAGAATATATGGAGATCTTATACATAAGCATAGGCCATCTATCCGATCAATGATTATAGAACTTCTATACACAAAGATCATGGAAAAAAAGATGGAAAAGAAAATAGTCTATAGACCAGGATCAAGCTTTGATGCCCTAAAAGAGCAGCAGTATAAAACAAGATCAATTGCTGTTATTTCTAATGACGGCATCGTTGTTGAGATTTTAAAAATAAATGAACTTGCTGCAGACTTTCTTCTAAATCCAGAAAACAAATTTATTGAATTCAATCCCGAAGAAACTCTGGTCAAAAGAGGACTAGTCTATAATGAAAACATGTTTAAGGAGTCTATACATGAAGAAAATTAAATTCAAGACAACACGAGCTAAGTTTTTACTTAAAGACCCAACACCGTCTGCAAGAGTAGTTCCAGAATGGTTTAGGCTAATGCCTAGAGTCCATGAAGGAATTGAAACGGTAAAGGTATGTATGCCATTCTTAGACTCTATGACAATGGGATACACGATTTGCCTTTCAGCAGATACATACTTTGAAAATGGAGAATGCAAGCAGATAGCGGAGTTATCTTTTGTAGAGGCACACATAGACTCTCAGATTTCCCCAGCAATAACATCAGAGATATATGCACAGACTCCATTAAAGTGGATAAATTATTTTATTGCACAAACTCCAAAAGGATACAGTTCTTTGTTCATGCATCCAGCGAATAGATTAGATCTACCATTCTTTACATTATCTGGAGTGGTAGATACTGATGAATTCCCAGCACCAGTAAACTTCCCATTCTTGGTCCAAAAAGATTTTACTGGTATAATTCTTGAGGGAACTCCTATTGCACAGGTAATTCCATTCAAAAGAGAAGAATGGAAAGCAGATGTAGAAAATGAAAAAGATGCCATAGTACCTGTATCATTTTTAAATCAGCTTCATTCACCTCCATTTAATTTCTATAAGAGAAAATTCTGGAAGAGAAAGAACTTTAGCTAATGAAGATTGCAGTTTATGCAATTGCAAAGAATGAGGAACAATTTGTTGAGAGATGGGCCAATAGCTGTAAAGATGCAGATTATAGATTTATTCTGGATACTGGTAGTACAGACAAGACAGTTTCTATTGCAAATGAGTGTGGTGTTAATACTTCTATTGCTTCCATTAGCCCTTGGCGGTTTGATGATGCTAGGAATGCTTCTCTTGCTCTCCTTCCTAACGACATCGATATGTGTATTGCTCTGGACATGGATGAAGTCCTTCTTCCAGGATGGCGAGAAGAGCTAGAAAAGGTTCGTCCAGAGACAACTAGACCACGTTACCAATATACTTGGTCTTGGCAAGAAGATGGCTCTCCTGGACTACAGTATGGTGGAGATAAAATCCACAAACGTCATGGATATAGATGGAAGCATCCTGTTCATGAAGTAATTGTTTCAGATAGGCTAGAAGAAATTCAAGAATGGACAAAACTTCAGATAGAGCATCATCCAGACTCTTCTAAGTCAAGAGGACAGTATTTCCCTCTCCTAGAACTGGCGGTATCTGAAGATCTGACAGATGATAGAAACTCCTACTACCTAGCTAGAGAGTACTTTTATAATGGAATGTTCGACAAAGCAGCATCAGAATTTAAGAGACATCTATCTCTTCCCAAAGCAACTTGGGGGCCAGAACGTGCATCATCATATAGATATCTTGCTAAATGTATCCCAGCACTAACACATGAATATCTAAATAAAGCAATTAATGAATCTCCAGGAAGACGAGAACCTCTTGTAGAATATGCACAATATTTCTATGAGAAGCAGGATTGGCAGAACTGTTATTGGGCATGTCTAGATGCCATCAGGATAGAAGAAAAACCATTAGACTACCTATGTGAAGAATTTGCATGGGGAGATTTACCATATGATCTAGCAGCAATTTCTGCCTGGAACTTGGGATTTAAAGAAGAAGCCTTGTTGTATGGAACAAAGGCTGTAGAGATGTCCCCGAATAATCTTAGACTGATCGCTAACCTTGAACTGTATAAAAAGTAGTTAATGATATATGGTAAAATTAATTACCATGACAATTTCATCAAATACCTATGCAGACAAAATCTATAGCGAGAATCCTATAGCCCTCTGGGCACTTGATGAAGAGCTACCAGAAGATTTGTCTGGTAGCTTTACTCTTCCATATCAGAGTCCTATCGCAAATGTTCACTATCTGTATACTGGTACTGAAGCTAGGGCATATAGATATGGATCAGCAAACGATTCAGATTATGGATATTATGCATATCTTCCATTTTCAATAACAGATTCATCATCAGATTTCTGGACAGCACACTCTACAGAACTTTTGGCACACGAAGACTTAGAGCTTTCAACACTATATACTCGTGTTAGTAGCGACAGTGTTCCACTAGTTTACGGATCACAAAATGTTGCTGAGATGTATCCAGCTAATATTCCAACACAGCCATACATGCCATCAATCTTACTACCAGGAAAAGGGTTCCTGAATGAGTCTGGAAAATTTTCAGATATGACCCTAGAGTTCTGGATTAAAGTTATTAACTACTATGGATACTATGATGCAACTAGAATCATTGGACCAGTTGCTTCAGATGATGGGCTTTACTTATATAATCGATCACTAGTTTTAAAAATTGGAAATAATTCTTGCTCTGCATTTCTTGGGGGATTCCAAAAACCAATGCTTGTAGATATTTCAATATCAGCAAATAGTGCATCCATAATTGTCAATGGAGAAGTATTGGCTAGCATGGTTATTGATATGTCAAAGATAGACTTACCGACAGCATTCAATAATGGTCTTGAACAAGACTGGCTAGCCTTTTCAGCTAACATGTCGCATAGCATTAATTTAGACTGTATTGCCATCTATAACTATTCAGTTCCAGATATTGTTGCCAAGAAAAGATTCACATACGGTCAGGCTGTAGAATATCCACAATCTGTTCTAGCAAAACATGGAGGACAGACATACGCTATTGATGGTGCATTTGCTAATTTTGCCAAAACAGTAAAGTTTCCACAAACAAATACCTGGCAGTCTGGAACATTCTCAAACCTAACAGTATCTGATAATAAACTAAAGCTGCCAGAATATAGCCTTCCAGAATTCTATGCCATTGATCATGATGGTAATGACATATCTAAAACATGGACAGGCTCAGACATTGTTCCACTTGCATATAATACATATCATGGGTTTGACTTTTTCCCTGGTATTGAGTTTATGTCAGATCCAGATAAGTATGCAAAACAATATATATCATTTAATGGACTTCCTATAAAATCGTCAAAGCTTCACTCCTTCATGCTTCAATTAAATATGGATGGAGTAATGGATAAGGAGATTACTTCGGATAAAATTCTATTTAAGCTATTAGATAAAACTTCGCAAGACTACTTTATTGGAAAATTACACATACAAACAGAAACTGTAGACGAAACATATCCAGGATATTACTTTAAAACATATTTTGTGAAATCGGATACATCTCCTTATTCATATTCAGCAGAAGCCCTAGATAGTTCACATGGATATATTTACAGTGAGTTTGCTCCAACAAGAGGCCTATATGGATCAAATATGGGATCTGACTCATCGCAATTTCTAGGAATAGATCTATCATATATTAAAGAGAATAACCCAGTCTCATTCCTTAATGGCAACTCTGACAACTGGATCCTATATGTTGGTGGAGATAATACGGATGCTAGCAGTTTTACAGGATATGTGTCTAAAGTTTTATTTGTAGACGCTGATATTGCTGAAGCACTACCTGCTGCAACATCACAACCAAGATTTATAGATGGAAGATATATTGGTGATTGTTCAGAAATGGTTACCTATTCTTTAGTATTTAATCACGTTGGTTCATACTATTATCCAGATATATCTTTGTGTGGATATTGGCTTCAAAATATTCCATTCTCAAGACTATCTTCAACGGTAGATGAGGTAAAAGCCCTAGACTTTATTCAGGTAAATACTTTTGTAGATGAGAATACGTATTCTAACTCATCCTATAGAACATACGCATCAATTGCAGATGTCGCAGAAAATGATTTGTCACAAATTTTTATGGCTTATTCTGGTATTTCAGATGGAACAATTTTAGCTTCTAGCAAAGACCCATCAGATGCTGAATTTATAAACCAGTATGTAAATATCATAGTATCATTACAATCAAAAGGAATCTTGTCAGAAAATCCATCTGTAAAAAAGATTCAAGTATCATCAAGAATTAATGACATCGCACATCCAATTGGGTCTAAGTTTGGAATAGCTGCATATCCATTTGGTCCATCAGGGAAAAAGAATTACTACTCAGTAAGCATGGGGTCATCACCGTATAACTATCTAACAGACATATCTGGAATATCTCTATTGGGGCAGCAGCCTTATACTAATTTTGATGGGGCATGTGACACAGGAATCAGAATTCCTATTAATGCAAATAATTCAAATGACTTTTACATTCAGTCTTTGCAAATGTACTATAAGCCTATAGACTCAACATTTGAAAGATTCGTCACATTGGGATTCGGATATGACTCTAATTACAATGCATATTGGTATCCACTATTTGATATTTATAGCCAAACCTCTTATATTCCTAGTGGATATTCAACAACCATACCAATGAACCATTTGAGAATAAAGGCTTTAAGAGTATCGAATAGAATGGTTAGACTTGTATGCGTTAACATAGCCGATGGGGTAGAGACAGATATAACAGAGCATATAACATTTACTATAAATGGTCACGTAACAACTGGAAACATAAACATAGAAACTCTAGAGTGGTCTGTTATTGGAATACTATTCCCAACACCATTAAACATGTCTGGACAAGGATATAGCCTAGACATTATTGGTCCAGGAGTATTTAACAATATTCTATATCTAAAGATTCCGAAAGATGACCTATTCAGTAGAATTGTTGGAAAAACCTGGGAACAGGTCCTAGAGTCACACACATGGCAGGATATTCTTGATATAAGTGTAAACTGGCAAGATACTTATCTGGATGAAGTTCCAGCAGTATACACAGTAACACCAGAATATTTATATGATCTATACCAAGGAACTAATAGGATTGTGGTGGCATCTAACCCAGAAAAATCAGATATATCGATTAATTATGCAACCTCATCTCTGTATAAGAATGTATTGTGGTTATCTGAAAATATTAAACCTGTATAGTGTGGTATACTTGTGGTTATGAAACAACCACAAATGAGATTTCCTGGTCAAATTGGCAAGACCAAGGTTCAAGTAATTAATGAGTCGTACACTAACGCTGGCATCTATGTTTGGAAACTTCCAACTGGAAAATACTTTACCGATGGTGAAGGCAATGCTCTTAGTATCGAATCAATGAAGGGTGATCAAGCCAAGATCACAGAACTTACTCAAGCTGCTGCGTATTTTGGTCAAGCAGAGGGTTCTGCAGAGTTTTTCCCAGGAGTAAGAAAAATTACCGATGAAGAATATTCTGAGCAGGTAGACAGAATGGCTCAGGGACTAATCCCATCAGAAAATGACCTAGGAGCACTTATTGCTGCTAAGAAAACTCTAGACACATATGGAGCAGGTGCATTCGATGAGTAATGAGATTACCAAAATTGCTATCCCAGTAAAGTGGGACAATGAGATTGAAATAGAGAATCCGTTTAAGGACTCTGACCCATTCAAAAAGAATTGGGACGAGATCAAGGACTACAATGGTCTAGACTTAAACTTTAAACGTAGAACTGCCAGAAACCTTACTAAGGTTCAGGCAACAGGACAATACATGGACTCAGCACTTGCTGTGCAGTCTGGAACTGGGGCACAGTCAAAAGCTATTAATCCAGGAATGGTATATCGTAATGCATACGGTCTATTTGATGTGATTACCCCTCCATATGACCTATATGAACTTGCAAACTATTATGATACCTCATTCGCTAACCACGCAGCTATCGATGCTAAGGTTGAAAACATTGTTGGACTTGGATATGATTTCGTTATTTCAGACAAAACAACTATGAAGCTTGAGGCACAGCAGGATGCTACAGCAGTATCTCGTGCCAGAAATAGAATTGAAAGATTAAAGATCCAGCTAAGAGATTGGCTAGAAAGCCTGAACCAGGACGAAAGCTTTACTCTTATCATGGAAAAGGTCATTACGGACCTGCACTCAACTGGTAATGGATATATTGAAATTGGTAGAACTGTAACTGGAGATATTGGATATGTAGGACACATTCCTGCTACCACTATCCGTGTTCGCCGTCTACATGATGGATTTGTCCAGGTTATTGGAAACAAGGTTACATACTTCCGTAATTTCGGGGCATCTAACAATAACCCAATTACTGACGACAAGCGTCCTAATGAGATTATCCACCTGAAGGAATACTCACCACTGAATACCTTCTATGGAGTTCCAGATGTAATCGCAGCAATGCCATCACTTCTAGGAGATGCCCTTGCATCACAATACAACATTGACTATTTCCAGAACAAGGCAGTTCCTCGCTACATTGTAACCCTTAAGGGTGCACAGCTATCTGCCGAATCAGAAGACAAGCTATTTAGATTCCTTCAGACTGGACTAAAGGGGCAGAGCCACAGAACTCTATATATCCCTCTTCCAGGAGATTCTGAGACTAACAAGGTTGAATTTAAGATGGAGCCAATTGAGAATGGGGTTCAGGAAGGTTCATTCTCTGTTTATCGTAAGCAGAACCGTGACGACATTCTTGTTGCTCACCAGGTTCCACTTTCAAAACTTGGTGGTGGAGACTCTTCAGCTATTGCAGCATCTCTAGCACAGGACCGTACCTTTAAAGAGCAGGTAGCAAGACCAGCACAGAGAAACATTGAAAAAGTTCTTAATAAAATTATTCGTGAGAAAACAGATATCGTAGAACTTAAGTTTAACGAACTAACCCTTACTGATGAACTTGCACAGTCGCAGATTCTCACTAACTATGTTAAGAATCAAATCATGGTTCCTAATGAAGCTCGTGAAGTTCTCAACCTACCAGAACGTGAAGATGGAGATAAGATTGTTCTTCCAACAGCACGTCAGTCTGCCGATGCAAATGCAAATAATGCACAGAATAGAACTCGTGATGCACAGAGACAACAGGCTCAAGCAGATAATACTGCAACAGCCTCTGGTAGGAATGCAAAAGGAGAGGGAAGTAGATCAGAATAGTGTATAATGTTATTGTAACAATTATATAAAAAGGGTCTATAATATAGTAGTATGACTATTCAAAAAGCACATTGGGATACAGAGGGTGAAAATGTTCGCCTATCGATGCCATTCAGTAAAGTAGATGCAGAGCGTAGAATTGTTTCGGGCTTTGCTACTCTTGACAATATTGATAGACAGGCAGATATCGTAACTACAGAAGCAAGCCTAAAGGCTTTCCAGGCATTCCGTGGAAACATCCGTGAAATGCACAAAGACATTGCTGTTGGAAAAATGGTATCATTTAAAGAGGACAAATACTTCGACCCAGAAACAAAGAAGTTCTATTCAGGAGTATATGTTTCAGCTTATGTATCGAAGGGTGCTCAGGATTGCTGGGAGAAGGTTCTAGATGGAACCTACTCAGGCTTTTCAATTGGTGGTAGAATGAACGACTACGAGAATGCATATGACGAGAGCATTGACTCTCCAGTGCGTATAATTAAAGATTATGATTTAACTGAGTTGTCTCTAGTAGACAATCCAGCAAATCAGTTTGCAAACATTTTGGCAATTCAGAAAAATCAGAATGGAGACACCGTAGTTAGCGGAACTTCATCAGATGTTATGATTGAAAATGTATTTTGGGATAAAGAGAACGGTATCGTAACCATCTCTGAAGAAGAGGTAGCAGTAAGTCCAGTATCTGGAATCCCAATGCAGAACATAGGTTTCGTTGAGAAAAATGACAGCGAAAAAACAGATATGATCAAATTCTTAGTTGACAGTGCTAAAGGCATTTCAATTGCTAAGAATCTACAGGAGGATAATATGGCAGACAACGAAATTGTTAATGCTCCAGTTGCAGATGATGCAGCTGAAGTTGTTGTTGCAGAAGTCGCTCCAGAGGCAGATGCTGAGATTGCAACCCCAGCCGTTGAGGTTGAGGAAGTTGCAAAGGCAGATACTAAGCCAACTGATGAAGAGGCAGCAGAGGGCGAAGAGGATGCAACCGAATCTTCACAAGAGGAAGACAAGGAAAAGGTATCTAAGTCAGATGAGGCAATTGCTGATCTGAAGACTAGTATTTCATCGGCCTTTAGCGATATTCTTGAGGTGGTCAAGGCACAAGCTGCCGAGATTGCTGAACTACAGAAGTCAATTGGTAATGTTTCAGCGAAAATTGCTGATGCAGAATCAGGCTTCGGAAATCTTGGAAAGCGAATTGATGCAGTAGAAGCAGATACCGCTTTCCGCAAATCTGGCGATCTGGGCGAGATCGTTCAGGAACCAGCAATGGTTGAAAAATCAATATGGGGCGGAAGTTTCCTCAAATCATCCGATCTATTTTAGATAAACAAAAAACAAAAATTCATGGAGGTGAAAGATATGTCGGAAGAAATTCTAAAGAATAATCCAGGTGCAACCTACCCAAACGCAGAGGGTGGTTTCGCAGCTGGTGGTATTGGTGGTGTAACTGATCCAGGCTTTGCTTACCTAGGTAACACAGCTGACGCAAACTTTGGTCTTACAAGCGGTCCTAACGCTGTAAATCCATCGAACACTGCCAACCCTAATTACCCAGGTGCTGGTATCCTGCGTCCAGAGCAAGCTCGTCGTTTTATTGACTATGTTTGGGATGCAACCACACTTGCAAATGACGGTCGCCGTGTAACTATGAGAGCTAACACAATGGAGCTTGAGAAGGTTAACGTTGGTGAGCGTGTAGTACGTGCTGCTAACCAGGGAGATGCAAGCTTCACAAATGCTGGAGCGACATTCTCAAAGGTGGAGCTTACTACAAAGAAGCTACGCCTTGACTGGGAAGTCTCGGCTGAGGCCCTAGAGGACAATATCGAAGGAGGTGCTCTTGAGGACCACTTGGTTCGCTTGATGACCACCGCTTTCGGTAATGACATCGAAGACCTAGCTATCAATGGTGACACTGCACAGTCAGGAGACGCATTCCTTGGTATTATGAACGGTTTCGTTCAGCACACCAAGAATGACGACTTCGCACACCAGGCAGTTGTTTCAAATGGTGCTGATTGGACCACTGAGGATCTACAGAAGCTAATCTTGGCTATGCCAAGACGCTACCGTGCTCTGCAGTCAGGTCTTAAGTTCTATGCTGGAACTGACACCTTTGCAAATATCGTTAAGAACAACGGAACCTCGTTCAACGCCATCGGTTCAACCGAAGGTGCACGTGGTGACTACTTCGCAGGTCTAGACCAGACCTTCGGTGGAGCACGACAGACTCGTGTTCTAGGTGTTCCTGTTCTTGAGGTCCCTTACTACCCTGCAGACTATGTAGATCTTACATTCCCTGCTAACCGTATTTGGGGATTCCAGCGTGACATCACCGTCAACCGCTTCTACGTTCCAAAGAAGGACACAATTGAATACACCGTATTCGTCCGCTTCGGAATTAACTGGGAAGAGCAAGACGCTGTTGCATTCGCAACCAAGGGCTAATCCCTAAACTATAACTGAATATAGAAACGGAGGGGCAGGAGAGATCCTGCCTCTCTTTTCTTTTAATTAATGATATAATTAAAATATTGAAAAGGAGATGATTTTATGTCAGAAACTGAAAAGGTAGACGTAGCAGAGAATGCTGTAGTCGAAACTCCTGCAGAAGAGAAGGTAGAAGCAGTTGAGGCTGCTCCAGCTCCAGCAGTAGAAGAAGTAAAAGAAGTTCCAGCACCAGCTGCAGAAGAAACCGAAGGCAAAGGCCTGGGGGTAGTTAAAGGTGGAGCTATTGGTAGCACTGTAGTAAAGAATAAGAAGAAGGTAGAAGTTGTAGCACCAGCTGCACTACCTGCAAAGGATGAAACTGTAGCTCTTTACTCAAAAAAGAATTATCACTGGGCAGAGAACGGTGGAGCACTAAAGAGTGGCTACAACATTGTAGATAAGGCAAAGGCTGATAAGTGGCTTACACTTGCTGGAGTTAGAGTTGCTACTCCAGAAGAGGTAGCTGCTGCTTTTGGTTCAGGTAAGTAATTATGGAAGACCAGATTGTTGAGCCAGAGGCTGTAGCAGAAGATGTAGTTGTTCCAGAAGCTATTGCTGAACCAGCTATTGAAACTGTTGTTGAGCCAGTAAAAGAAGAAAAGCCAAAGAAAAAGTCAGAGGGCTATGTTGAGGTATTTGCACTTAAGGGTGTATCTCAAAAAGGCCTTCCAGATATCAAGCCTGGAATTAATAGGCTAACAAAGAGTGAAGCAGATGCCTGGCTGGCACTGAAATCCTATATCACTCTTTATGAGGGAGACAAGTAATACATGGAAATTTTGAGAGTTCCGCCATATCCAATTACAACTACATGGGATGTGCCACTGGCAAATCACACGTATTTTATTTATCTTGAGGACGTAGTGGATCACTCAATTGAAACATCGACTGTAACTTCTACAGATGATGCACAAGTATTATATATTTTGCCAAGAGCAAAAGTCCAGTTTGACCGTGACTTTGCTATTAAGATCTACGACACTAACCTACTTGGCGAGGTAGTCGTAGAATCAAACCTAACGGTTTACAGACCATATGTGGACCCAAATATGTTAGGAACAACTGCTTCAGAAATTGCAGAATACAAAAGGCTAGAGATCATTGCTCGTGCAATCATTGACGCTTACTTAGGAAATGATTCAGCAACAGGTGAAGGATTCTATAACCATAAACTTGTAGTCCAAACTACAGGCCAGGGAACAGACTATATTCCAATGTGGCACAATCCTAAGAAAATTTTGAAGGTATATGAGAACAATGTTCTTGTATATGACCCAGAAACACCAGACTCAAATGCCTATACATATGTAATTACTCCAGATAACTCTGCAATCATGAGACTACAGGCTGGAGAATATAATAGGCTGGAGCAGTTGCCTCCACGTCTTCCTATAGGAGTCGGAGACTTAGGGTTCTTTGGAAAAGTTGGTGCAGCATTCCCACAAGGAGCAGACTACACATTCATTCTTGATGTTGGATATAAGGCAGTTCCACCAGATGTAGAACAAGCTGCCATTATGCTCATTAAAGATCTTCAAAATGACAATAACAGCTATTACCGTAACTTTGTTCAACAATATAGTACAGACCAATTCGATCTAAAGTTTGCACCACAATTCCTAACAGGAACTGGAAATAACATTGTAGACAAGATTCTTGACAACTATAAGGGAAATGTTATTAAAGCAGGAGTAATCTAATATGGCTGTAGTAGAGCAAACAGATTTTATCTATCCACTTCTTGCAGATGTATACTTTCCAATAATTGAGCAAAGTGCTTATGGAAATGTTAAGAAGCGTTGGGTATTAGATAGAACAATTGCTTGTGCTTTCAATCCAGCAGGTCGTAAGTTTAAAGAAGACATGCAGGTAAATGATGCTCTAATCAATATGGATAACTCAATGGTTGGAAGAATTAAGACGGACATCCTGACGCTAACTCGTGAAAACCAGGTATCCATGAATAATATCCTAATTACTAATATTAGAGATACTAAAGGAAACATAATTTTTAATGAATCTGCTGGAGTTAGAGCAGGGAAAGCAACCCTATTTGAGGTAGCAACATACAACCCTATCGTTGGACCATTTGGTACAACAGAATATTACAAGGTTGTTGTTAGACGCTCAGAGAATCAGGGTGCTGATGTATGATAGCAGCAACTATTGATATTGCTGGACTAGAAAAAGATTTTGCAAACATCATTGGATATTCAGAAGGATTCTTAAAAGGCGTAGAGGCTGGAAAGACAAACTTCTTTAATAATCTTGGAAAAACATTCTTAGAGATTGCCTATACATTTATCGATTCAAATGCAAAAGCAAACCCAGCTATGCTTCACCACGTATACGAATGGTATAGAACTGGAAGTCCAGAAGCAAGACTATACGATATATCATTCGTATCTGATGATGCAAAAATATCCTTTAGATCAACTTTTAAAAAATCTCAATCCCTACAAGATGGCTCAAATATTCCTTTTTGGAATAAGGCTAGCATTATGGAATCAGGATCTCCAGTAACAGTAACCCCTAGAGGACAAAACCCTCTGGTATTCCAAGATGGTGGAGAAACAATTTTTACAAAAGCCCCAGTGACAATAGAGAACCCAGGTGGTCCTGCTGTTCAAGGTGCATACAAAGATATTTTCGATTTATTCTTCAATAAGTATTTAACTCAGTCTTTTTTAAGATCTAGTGGTATCATTAATTATATAGAATATCCAAAAGAGTTCAAAGCTAACTTCAGGCTTGCACAAACAGGTGGAAGATCAAAGGGGTTTGATGTGGGGTATAAATGGATTTCTAAGGCAGGAACACTATGACAAATTTAAACTATGCTCCAATTTTTATTAATCAATACTTAGCTGAAAAGATACCAGCAAGTATTCCTAATCGTTTTTCTGGAAGCTTATTATTCTTTCCAGTATCACCAACAGACATCAATGCTCTGACCGAGACATTCCCAGAAGCTGCCAACAACGTGTTTGCTGTATATGACAGAATGTTTAGAATGCGTCACAAGGCATTTCCACACATTAAATCAGAGCAACTACTTTATTATTTCTACAAAATGGCAGGGGACCCAGAAGCCCTCATTGAGACTACACAGGTAATCTATGATCTACTTGATAGAGAAGATGAATCCGCAGAGGAAATAAATACCTGGATTAGAAGCAAGTTAGTAAATGGCGTTCTTACTATTGACGGTAAAGACTTTAAGCCAATCTACTTTCATAAACTAAAAGTTTATCAGCTACAAGAAACCAGAGATATTGTTAATTTTGCTACAGCAAGAACATACGCTGGTAATAAGATTATCGTAGACTACGACTATCACCAGCTATAACAAAAGGCTGTTATACTTAATAGTGAGGAAACACGCCCATTATTTCTATAGAAAAAAGAGGTGAAAACTATGGCATTTACAAACAGTTACAATCGTGGTGACGCTAAGAACATCGTTGTAGGAGCTGCTGCATTGTTTATCAATGACACTGCAGAGGCAGAACTACCAGCGATCACTACCGATGGTGAAGGTGTATCGTACAAGGAGCAGCTATCCAACACAACAGGTTGGACAAGCGTTGGTTATACAACTAACGGTCTTGAGCTGACTTTCCAGCCTGACTTCGGTGAGGTTAAGGTAGACCAGATGCTTGACGTTGCAAAGCTTTACAAGCAGGGAATGAAGGTAGAACTAAAGACTACTTTCGCAGAGGCAACTCTAACCAACCTTCTTGTGGCTACAGCAGCAACAAGCACTACCCTTGGTAGCGACCTTGGAGGAGACAGCATGGACATGCTTGCTGGAGAACTTGGAGCTTATCCAATCGAACGTTCTCTTATTGCAGTTGGTGCTGGCCCACAGCCTACCACAGGAACTACTGAGCGTATCTACAAGGCCAACCGTGTTCTGTCAATTCAGAACGTTACGGTTGCTGCAAAGCGTGATACAGCTACTGAATTTGAGGTTACTTTCCGTCTACTTCCAGACTCAACTGGATCATACGGTAAGATTATCGACCGCACATTCCCATAATAGGTAAAACCTGAAGATAACCGTCTAGCGAAAACTAGGCGGTTATTTTTTTGGTAAACTTAATGAATGGCAAATAAAGTATATAAAAGTGAAACATTAGGGCTTGTAGATGGGAGTTCTATTTATGTTACTCCGTTAAAAATAAAATATCTGAGAGAGTTTATGGACTCGTTTAGAGAAATTAAAAAAGCGGTAAATGATGAAGATGCAATGGATAGACTTATACAATGTGTCTCTATATGCATGAGGCAATACAGTCCACATAGAAGTACTATAGAGGACGTAGAAGATTTATTCGATCTAAAGACGATGTATCGTGTCTTAGAAATATCTGCAGACATAGACATGTCTGAAAAGAAAACTAACAATGTTCAAGAGAGTGTGTCAGCTTCGAAGGCAGATTCCTGGGAAGACCTAGATTTGGTATCCCTAGAGTCTGAAATATTCTTAATTGGTATGTGGAAAGATTATGAAGATCTAGAAAGTTCTCTATCTATCCCTGAAATATTAGCAACGCTAAAAGCAAAGAGAGATGCGGACTATATTGAAAAGAAGTTCCATGCAGCAATACAGGGCATTAATCTAGATGAGCAAATGGGACAGCAAGAGGAAGATCCTTGGGAACGAGTCAAGGCCAATGCTGCTGCTATTGCCAGTGGAAAAGATCCAAACCAAGTCAGGGTAGATTCAAATGATATTACATCAGTAACTGGAGTTGCAGCTAAACAAGCTGGTTTTGGAATCGGTATGGGACTTGAATATGAATCCATATAAAACTAATCTATGTTATAATTAAATAACCTACAAAAGGAGAACAATGGCTATTACAATTAATGAAGCAACAGCTATTAAACTATTAGATGGAACTGTAGTAAATGCACGTCCACTAAAACTATCTCTTCTTCGTGAATTCTCAAAGGCATTTGCCAAGATTTCTGAAGTAGCGGATGATAACGATAAATCGCTTGATCTTCTTCTAGAGTGTGTAAAGATTGCGTTTAAGCAGTACGATCCAACACTACTAGAAAAGACTCAAGCAGAACTGGAAGACATGCTTGACATCAAGCTTGTTTACCAGATCATAGAAGAGGCATCAGGAGCAACTCTTGGTGAAGGACTTTTCTAAAAAATAAAAATTAAAAGAGGTGTTATAGATGGCTGAGGACATTCAGTCCAATATTAGGATAAATGTTGATACCGCTGGTGCTCTAGCGAATATCAAGAATTTACAAGGAAGTCTTTCAGCCTTCTATAGCCAAATGGCAAAATCAGGTGCAGCATCAAATGCTGTTGTATCTGGAATGCAACAAAATTTTATCAACTCCGTAAATATGTCTGGCAAGTTTGCTGCCAGCATCCAAACCATCAAGAGTTCTACTGAGTCATTTAACCAGTCTCTTGAAAAGAATAAATTCTCCCTTAACGAATATTTCCGTTATGGTATTGCTGCATCAAAATCTTTCGGTAAGGTATTCAAGACTGAATACGAAACCATTAATAAGGTTGCTACTGAACGTGTCAAAGATATCCAGACTCAGTACATCAAGATGGGTCGTGATGCAAATGGAGCACTCAAGTCTATTGCAATTAGACCACTTGCTCTTGATATGGAAAACCTATCAACAAAAACTCAGATGGCTGCTCAAAAACAGCAGATTCTTAATCAGCTTCTGAAGCAGGGTTCTACACAACTTCTAAACTGGGGTAAGAATACTCAGTGGGCTGGTCGTCAGCTTATGGTTGGTTTCTCTATTCCAATTGCTATGGCTGGAGCAGCAGCTGCAAAGGCATATCAGCAAATTGAGCAAGGCTCAATTCAGATTAGACGTGTCTATGGTGACCTAAATACTACAGCACAAGAAACCGACATGATGGTTGGTAAGATTCAAAAGCTTGCAGCTTCATATACACAATATGGTGTAGCAGTATCTGACACAATGGCTATGGCAGCCCAGGCTGCTGCAATGGGTAAAACTGGAGCAGACCTTCTTGCTCAGATTGACCAGGCAACAAAACTTTCTGTTCTTGGTGGGGTAGACCAAAAGCAAGCACTAGAAACAACTATCTCACTTACCAATGCATTTGGTATTTCAACTTCTCAACTATCAGATAAGATTAATTATCTTAACGCAGTAGAAAACCAGACAGTTCTATCCATTGAAGATATGACAACTGCTATTCCAAAGGCTGCTCCAATTGTTAAGCAGCTTGGTGGAAACGTAGAAGATCTAGCCTTCTTCATGACTGCAATGAAAGAAGGTGGAGTCAACGCATCTGAAGGTGCTAACGCCATCAAATCTGGTCTTGCAGCTATAATTAATCCTACTAAGAAGGCATCAGACTTCCTTTCTGGATTTGGAATCAATGTTTCAAATATTGTTAAGAATGATAAGGGAAACCTAAAGAAAACAGTTGTTGATTTTGGAAATGCTCTAAATACTCTTGACCCACTTAACCGTGCAAAAGCAATCGAAATGATGTTTGGAAAATTCCAGTTTGCACGTATGTCAACCTTGTTTAAAAACGTAACAGACGAATCAAGCCAGGCATCAAAGGCTATGGAACTTGCGAACATGTCTGCAATTCAAAGAGCAGCAATGGCAAGGAAAGAGTTGGACAAGATTCAGTCTTCCCCAATGTACAAGTTCCAAAAGGCAATGGCAGACTTCCAGCTTAAGATGGCTCCCGTAGGAGAAGCATTCCTAAAAGCTGTAACTCCTGCACTTGAGGTAGTTGGAAAACTGCTTACATGGTTTAATAAGCTTGGTGATGGATCAAAGAGTTTTATTGTAAACACTATTGCTGTTGTTGGTGGACTTGCTCCAATTGTTCTTATGACAGTTGGTCTAGTTGGAAACGGTATCGCAAACTTCCTAAAGTTATTCTCATGGGTAAAGAGTGTATTTAACAAGGCTACAACAGCATCTCAGGTACTTGGAGAGACAACAAGCTACATGACCCAAGAGCAGCTTCAGGCTGCTTCAGTAGCTGCATCTCTTGACCAGATTCACTCAAAACTTAAGCAAACGATTACTTCTGAAGCAGAAGCAATCTCTCTATACACACAAGAGCTAAAGAAGGCTAATCTAGCTGCAAGCCAATTTGTAGGACCTGTAATGGCCTTTAGAGGTAATGGCGGTAGGAAGATGGCTACTGGAGGTATGGTTGTTGGCCCTGGTGGTCCTAAAGATGATGCTGTACCTACTAATCTATCTAATGGTGAGGCAGTAATTGACGCTGCTACAGTAAAGAAGAACCCAGCAATCATTAGTGCTCTTTTCCAGGGTAGAAAGATCAATGTTCCTGGATTCAAAGATAATAACTCAAAGATGTTCCGCACGTATACAAATGCTGTTGCACTTCTTGGTAGCGATACAAACCAAGCACTAAAGGGCGGAGGAGTCTCATCAAGCAATCTTAGCTCTGAGATTAAATCTTTGGGTGCAGGAATGAATGCTCCAATTATTGAAGCAGTTGCTAAATCTCTGGGTGCTACAAACAACAAGCAAGTGTTGGCTATGTTGCAGTCAAATCCAGAACTTGCAAAATTTGCAACAGATATTCAAATTGGAGTTGCGACTGCAATAGAAAAACAGGGTGGAAAAATAAATGACCCTAAGCTTTCAGAAATTTATCAAAATGTTGCTAGAAAAGAGTCTGCCAAGAGGGGCCAGGCCTATGCTGATGCTACTGAACAATTCTTAACTCAACCAACAACATTTGAAGACTCAACAATTCAAAGAGTATCTTCATCAAATCCAAACAAGACTAGATCTGTAGGACGAAAGTCTATATTTAAAGGCCTTCAATCATATAGAAGTAAAAACTTTACCCCTATTGCAAATGCTCTAGGGACAGACACTACTGGTCTTGTAAAAGCTCATATGAGCGAACCACAGATGTCAGATCTAAATACTATAGCAAACAAGTATAATCTAGAACTATCTACTGTGGCAACCGCTGCAGCTCAAAGAATGAAAGATGGTATTGTATCAACATACCAGAGCGTATCTAAGGCAGTTAGAGAGTCTACTCGTCAAGCATCGCCATCTAAAGATGCGTATGATGCAGGAGCTAATATTGGTAAGGGTGCTATTAATGGAATTAAGTCAGAGCAACCAGAAGCAGAGGCAGCAGGAAAAGCAGTAGCTGAAGCTGTAAATTCTGGGGTAACTCAGGCAAAGAAGCAAAATGTTGGAAGCATTACTAGACAAGCATATTCTAGAGATTACCAATTAAAGAGTCTTGAGATTCAGCGTAAGCAAGCACTAATGATGGGTGCAGATACTGCAGCCATTGACAAAGAGATTAAGGCACGTAGAGCATCTCTGGCTGCATCTGTTAAAGAGCGTATTGCTAAAGAAAAACTTGCATCTGTAGAGACTCAAGAGGCAATTGCAGCTGTACAAGCTGGAACTGCTAAAAAGATGATGACAGTAGGAGAGGGTCTCTCAAAACTTGATGGTAAGTTCACCAAGTTCAGTGCAGGAATCACTACTGCAGTATTCTCATTAGGAATGCTTCCTGGACCATTAGGAGATATTGCAAATGCAATTAGTCCAGTAATTGGAATCATAAGCCTACTCGGCAGCGGACTTGAGTTCCTATCAAAGAAAGTAGCAATATCTTCAACAGCTATTGATGTCGAAAATGCTGCAAGAGCTGTTGAAACAGGAGAGATGGAGGCTGAGAATGTTGCTAGAGGCGTTGAGGTAGCAGAAACAGGTGCTCTAACAATAGCTCTTGGTGCTTTAGAGCTACCACTACTTCCAGTTATTGCAGGATTTGTGGCCCTAGCTGCAATTATTGGTGTTGGTATAGCAATCAATAATTCCCTGAATGAAGCAAATAAAAAAGCTTTGGAAGATGCTAAGAAGCCTAAGCAGATTGCAGCAGATACTAAAGCAGCTATGGGAGCTTTTGGAAATCTAACTGGGTCAACACTAAAAATGCCACAAATTGCTGGTGCAGCTGCTGGAGCAGCTAGTAAAAATGGAAAGCAAGCTGGAGATATTCAGACATTACTAGACAGTTCAGATTTTAAGAATAAAGATAGCGAAATTGGAAAAGTTATTGGTGATGTCAAGGGCATGGGGGCAAAGAATGCAAAGAACTACATCAAGAATCTAGGCCAAACATTGCTAGCAAGCGGAATGGATAAGGCTGCAGTAGATAGCCTGATTAAGGCAATTCAAATTGCTGCTGGTAAAGAAAATCTTAAAATTGAATTTGCTGATATTGACCTAACAACAAAGACTGGTCGTGCAGGATTTGCTAAAACTGCAGCTGAGACCCTGGCAAAAATTTCTACAAATACGAATTCTTCAGAATTTAAACAATGGCAAAGGGGTGCACGTTTAAGTAGGGATGCAAAAAATGGGAAGGTTGATCTAGGATTTGCTAGTCAAGAAGATATTAATGCTGTCAATGCATACAAAGCTAACATGGCAGCATATCTTAAAATTGCCACAGCGTCTTCCGCAGCATCCACTGACTTTAAGCAGGGGATTGCAAATATCTCAACTGAGTTGGCTAATGGACTTATTACTTCAAAACAGTTTACTGGCTCTCTTAGTGAGATGGCTGTAAATATTTCAAAATCAGCAGCTGGAAAAACTAATTTGCTGAATACTATTGGTTCTCTAGGAGGGCAGACAGCAAAGGATGCTGCTAGCTCACTTAAATCAGTAAATGATCAGCTATTGCTAATGACAATCCTACAAGCAGATCCTACAAAGGGACAGAGTATTGTAAGCCTTATAAAGGACAAAAAGATTGCACAAGCAAAAGCAGAAATGGCTAAGTTTGGATCAGTTATTAAATCAGCACTTGGTTCTGATTCAGGCTCAGGCTCTGGTGGAGGCGGTGGAGGCGGTGGCTCCACTAAGACAAACCTACTAAAGCAAACATCAACAGATATTGCTAGTGCAAATCTTAGACTAACAATGCTTAAGGATTCAAAGAAATATGTTGCTGGATTCATCGATCTACTAGCAACAGCTGATGATGCCACTAGAAAACAATACATTGTTGCTGGAAAGCTTACTAGCAAGGGGCTAAAGCTAAAGGAGCTATTTGACCAAAAAGTAGTTTCTGAATTTATTGTAAAGCAAAAAACTGCAACAGTTGGTTTTGCAGAAGAAGTGAAGGTACGAGCAAGTCTATCTGCTAAAGTAAAGGATCAGACAACTCTGACAAAGATGCTTGCAGATGCAGACTTCAAAGCAGCATATGCATCAGCCTTGAATATTACTAATGCAGTAAAGCGTAAAAAGGCCATCAATGATCTAATTGCTGCAGAGACAAACTTTATCAATGCAGAACAAACATCTGCTAATGCATCTCTTACTGCAGCAGAAAAGCAACAAAAGGTAGTTGACTACCTCCAGGCCAAGCTTGATAAGGCTACTGCTGAAAGCGGAATGCCAATTCTTCAAGATAAGATTGATGTCTATAATGATGGACTAAATGTTATTTCGGTCAAGGAAGATGCAATTAACAAAGCATATGATGCAAGAGTTAAAGCACTTGAAGAAATTCAAAAAGCACAAGAGGATATATCTCAGCAACAACAAGATCAACTAGATGTTGCAGATGCAATCACTAAGGGTGATATGGCAGCAGCAGCAAGAGCCGTTCAACAGTCACGTAAGAATGCTGCGGAACGTGCAATGAGAGATCAAAGCACTGCTCTAGAAACAGCAAGACAAACAGAGCTAAATAGCATTTTGGTATCAATTAATGGCGAAATGCTAAACAGAGAATCAATTGAAAAGAGAATCTCTGACATTCAGGCTAAAATGTATGATATTCAGCTTAATACCTTAGATGCTATTAAGTCTCAAGTAGTTGAGGCTCAAAGAACTCAGACTATTCTTGCTGCCAATCAAACAATGAGTGATGATGCAGCATTTGCTAATCAAACGCCAGCAGCACCTGCTCCAATTAGCAAAACAGAAGCTGCTAGACTTGCACTTATTCACCTTCAAAGCAGTAGTGTAGAGGCTCTATCGGCTGAGGAAAGAGCACTTTTAAACATATCTTTGAGTCCTAAGACTCCTGTAGCACCAGCTGCTCCAAAGGCCTTGGTCCAGGCTCCAGCAGGACTACAGTTCCTTCCAAAAGATGAATTAGCTAAAATGGGTTATTACGCTACAGGTGGATTTATTGCTAGAGGATCAGATACTGTTCCTGCAATGCTGACTCCTGGAGAGTTTGTAATGAACCGTGGTGCAGTATCAAAATATGGCTCAGGACTTATGGATAGAATTAATTCTGGAACATTTGACATGCCTTCTTATGTAACTGCACCTCAAATTTCGCAGGTATCACCAGTAAACAATAACATTTCATCAAACGTTGACAACAGTTCAGTGTATAATAATAGCTATAGTGTTAATATTCACACTACTGGCTCACAGGATACAGATTCGATTGCTAGAGCAGTAATTGGAAAGATCCGTGAATACGATAGCCAGCGTGTAAGAGGAGTTAGAATTTAGTGTCAACAAAAGATTATATTATTGGAAGACAAAAGTTTGTCAATGAAGTAAGTGGTGTTCTGCGTGGTCGTCCTGCAGCACTACTATTTTCAAATAATCCAGGAACAATAAGCAATGGATATTTCGTTCCAGATGGAGTAGAGTTTGAAGACTTCATTATAGTTTCAGAACACAACCGTGATGCAATTCAAATGAAAGCAAATCGTATTGAGCAGCGAAAGAGAACCATCAATGGTAAAATGCGTTCTTACCACATTGCAGATAAACTGTCTCTGTCAGTATCCTGGAACATGCTTCCATCTAGATCGTTCAATAGCTCACCAGTATTCAATGAGTCTGGAACTCTTAGTGGTACAGACGAAGTAACCGTAGACGGTGGAGCAGGTGGAGCTGAACTTCTTAACTGGTATGAGAATCACTATGGTTCATTCTATGTCTATTTGGCATATGACAAGTACACAGAATTTAATCCAAACTCAACAAATCAGTATGGGCATCTTCACGAATACAACCAAGTATTAGAAATGTTTATTGCAGATTTTTCTTATTCTATAGTAAAGCGTGGAGCCAATGAGCACGATCTTTGGAACGTATCTATAACTTTGGAAGAGGCATAATGTTTACAGACTCAATACTTACAAATCACTTACAAACAAGTTCATCAATTAAAAGCCAAGCCCTCATTCTGATGGAATGGAATCTTAATGATGCTATGAATATTTCAAAAATTGGAAATTATAAGTATAGAAAAACAGACCCACAATACTCTACCCCATATGGACAGTTTGACAGTACAGATACTGGAAGATACTATGATAATGGAACCAATGCCGATGCAGTAATTACAGGCGGTAATGATTCAAATAATGATCCAATATTCTTTACAAAGAAAAAGATAAAGGAACAGCTTTACTATTCGCTAGAAGACTGCCTAGGAAGATTTAGACCAAGATCTGGAATTAATAAATTACGTTATTTTGACAAAGCAGGACAAATACTGCAGATCGGTCAAAGCATGTCGGAAGATGTTTCTATCATTGAAAAGCGACCAAGATATTACGCTTCTGACAAAGATGATATTTTTAAATATTGGACATCGTATAAAACTGAATGGGACACTACAGAAAAGGTTTTAGCAACACGAGGATACTCCTCTAGCACAGCTAGCATAGACGGTGGCTATGCCATTGACGATGTTGCCCCATTCGTTGTTTATAAAAATTCTATTGCAGCCAACAAAATTGTAATCAAAATGCAAACCAACGTTGGATCAGTTAACCTGGGAGTTCTCAAAACTTCATCTGGAAAAGTGGTTAATGACCCATTCTATGGTGACACGAATAAGACTGTTCCTAAGAAATGGAAACTTCAAAAGTTGCACGGTACTGATTGGACAGACATTGTAGACTATACTAATATGCCAACTGACATAGCAGAAGATGGCTATGTAGAATTTTCTTTTGGCCTTCAGGTTCCAGACCAGTATAAGGATATATTTGTGTTTGCTGGAGAGCTATCATCCACAGCAGCACTACCAGAAACATCATATCTTGGTTATGCTTATCTTATTAAATCAAGTAATACAGATATTGGAGCATTCCATATTTGGACAAATGAAGATTACAACAACCCATACGAGATCTTTACCCCTACATATTCTTGGCTGCCTAGTAGCCAAACTATCAGTAGTAGAACAATCTACTTGACCGATCCAATCAAAGCTAATAGCTCATATACTCAGTCTGGAATAGACAAGTTCCGTCAGTTTGAATATCTAGATGGAATCAGAATCGTTGTAGACGAGATGAATACTCCCAATTCAACATTCGACTTAATCGAAATGTCTCCTAGACTATTTATGAATGTTTCAGATAGAGTACAGTCTTACGATATTACAAAGCCAGCCTCAGACCTATCTGGTGCAGGACTTCCAGTATCAAAAATGATGGCAGGAACAGGAACAATTTCCATGTTCGATTTTGACCAGGCATTTTCAGAGAACAATCTAGATAGCATCATCTATGGACTAAGAACCAGAAATATTCAATTTAAATTCTACGAATCAATCTTTGATGTAGATAATAATGGAACGCTCTACGACTACCATGTTCCAATCAAAACGATGTATTCAGACGATGCTCCAAAGCTAAACTCTTCAACTAGAGACCTAGTGATTCAGCTTAGAGATTTAAGCATCCTTCTAGAGACTACAATTGCACCCCAGATGATGATGGTAAATAAGCCATTGCTATATATCATCTCAAGACTTCTAGATAGTATTGGTTTTTCTAACTACAGATTCTATGCAACAAAAATTAATAATGACATCATCCCCTATTTCTTTATTGGACCAGATACAAATGTCTCACAAATTTTGGAGCAGTTGGCGGTATCCACTCAATCAGCAATGTTTTTTGATGAACAAAATAATTTTGTTGTAATGACAAGAGACTACATGATGCCAGCAGCTAACGATAGAGAAGTAAACTTAACTATAGATGCATCTAGCAACATTGTGGATATTGCTTCATCAGATACAACTATCTTTAATAGTGGAAAGATTACATATTCTAATAAATATATTCAAAAGACTTATGGGTCTGTAGCTCAGTCTAGCTATGGGCTAAAAGCAAAAAACTGGATATATAAGCCATCCCTACTTTGGGAAGTCTCTCCAGAATCAAACCTAAACCCAACTAATGGAGAAACATCAGCACAAAGTGCATATACCTTATCAGCAATTCCACTATCTGGGTCACGAACTGACGGTATTGGTCTATCAAAGACTCTGCCAACAGTAAACTCACTAGGTACTGTAGTAGACAACATTATTGAATTCGGTGACGGTATTCAGTTTATCTCAAAGTATGCAGGATATTTCTATGCAAATGGAGAAGTGATTCGATACGATGCTGTGGAGTTTTCAATCTCTGGTCCAACAGGTACGGCATCTCTTATATGGATTTCAAATCCAAAAGACTTTGAGTACTACTTTGCAAAGCTTACATTAGGGCAAAGAATTTATCCAACAGGAAGAGTTAGAATATACTCAGAGCCAGCAGTTAACTCAGATGGGTCTTACAAAGTTGGAGATGTTGCTAAACACGGTCGTGGACAGTTTGGTACAGAAATTGTAGACCACTACTATGGACTTTCATCTACCTGGACTAATCCAAATAATCTTAAGGGATGCTTCATGGATTCAGAGTTGCTCTTGAGCGGTGGAACAACAACGGTATCAAATGCAAATGGAAAAGCAGGTATTGAATCTTCAAATAAGAACAATACAACTATCTCAAGTGTAATAAAGAATGTATTCACTACGACAGATGAGTCAATCCCTGCAACTGTTCAGGCATCTGCCCTAGTAATGAATGGGCCATCATTTAGTAGCTCACAAAACCCAATTGACTATGTATCATATGTATACAAGCAGCTGCCTACAAGATATACACACTTTGGAACAAGAACTAGAATTGTCGGGTCTGTTGGAAATGGATCAGGTTATGACCAACAACCAGTTGGAAACTCTACGATGTATTCGCTAAAAGAGACTACTTATCCAAAGACCATCACAAACTCAGATGGAACAACTACAACTATTAACGTAACCTCTAAGGCTCAGGTTCTTGGTGGATCTAGTGGAGGCGTTGCCATTCTTATTGATCCAACAACAAACAATGGATATTACTTTGAGATTGCAGCATTAACAAATAATAATGTTAACAATTACTCTGGAACAGTCCCAATCAACAACATGTTCTTCTATAAGTTGCAAAGAAATGGAACAGCCACATCTGATGCAGATAAGGCTATCCCAAATGTTCTTTGGTCTGGACTAGCTCCTATCCTTGTAGATGATGGAAAGTTTACGGGGCAGTCAAGACTGATGAATGAAACATCTCCTACAGTTTACGATATTGCAGTTGAATACGAAAGAGTTTCAAATACAACAAAGAAGTTCTATCTATTTGTCAATGGGCAGGTAGTTGGAACGGTAGAAGATAAAGATGCACTACCAGAAAACAATAGCTCTACAACTAACGTAGCCCTATTTACACGTGGATCTTCACGCTTAATGTTTGAAAATGTATATGGTTTGGTCAAAAACTATTCTCAAACAAACGACTCTCTCCTAGATGTTCCAATTGGAAATGACACTGCAAAAGCATTTGGCTTTGGCTCTAACTATACAGGACACATCTCTGTGACAGATTCCTTTAGAAAATATGCAATGAGCGGAATGATTAATGGCTCCTACCTATCAGGAATTGGGGCACAGTCAGACCCAGCATATAGCATATTCTATGATGAATTCGGAACTATTATGCGTGAATGTGCATATATGAATGTCAGATTTGACAAGGCATATCCAGCATTATATTCAGTAGTATCTCCCACATTTAACAGTCTAAAGGGATACACTATTTCAGGATTCAAGTCAACTCCATATGGAGCAGAATTCTTAATTTTCAATAACACAGATACCTTGCTAACCCTAGATGAATCTAGCGGAAACTATCTGAGAATCCAGGGAGTTGCCTTTACACAGCAGACACAGAATGAGCTGACAGTAGACCAGTTCTTCTTGAAAAACAGTGATTTCTCTAACTTTAAGCTATCAGCAAAAGAAGAGCTAAAAAACAAGAAAACCTATGATGATATTAAAGCAAGCCGAATGACTTATGGCAAGAAAGAATTTACTCTAGATACTCCATATATACAGTCTGAAGACTTGGCTAACAAGCTAATGTCCTGGGTAACACAAAAAGTCATGAGACCAAGAAAGTCAGTAGGTGTTGAGTTATTTGGAATGCCAATCTTGCAACTAGGAGATATCATAAAAATTGATTACCAGGTCAATGGGGTTGATGAAGCAGTTTCTCCAGATTCAAAGTTTGTAGTATATAACATTCAGTATTCAAAGGGCCTAGATGGAATCAAGAATACTGTATACTTGAGTGAAGTAGGAGGAGTGTAATATGCCAACAGCAGATAGTCTAGCATCTAGTGCTACCCTGAGAGCAGATTATCAGGCAGCCTTAGCAATCGCAGCTTCAGCTCAAGCAGCAGCAGCAAAAGCAGCAGCAGCCAGACAAGCTGCTCAAACTGCAATTAAAGCAGATGATGCTGCAGCAGCAGCAAGTGTTGCCCAGACAAAAGCAGCTACTGTAGCCGTGTCAAATATGACATACTCTCAAGCTGACGCTGCTGGAATAGATCATGGAATTATTAGAGCAGCCCAGTCCTATGTGACTGGATCGCAAGATTTCCCTGCCCCACCTGTGGTTACAGTTACTCCAACACCAATTACAATAACAGCCACAGGGGACACTTCAGGAGCAACAGGTTCATCTTCACAAAATACTGGAAATGCCTCCATTACAATTAAGCTTGCTACAGATAACCTATTAGCATTTAAGCCAGACACAATCGATGCCGAAGCAACTGCCAACATGTTGTTCCAATCAATTGGCGGAATAGAGTTATTAGAATACTCTAGATCTGACATGATCTATAATATAGATAACCAGGCATTACCATACCAGGTATTTTCAGACCTATCAGCACTACAAAGCAAATACTCTCCAAAAAGTTTGTCTGGGCTACAAGATGCAATCGGAGACAGTCTAACTGCATTTCCCTTAGACATTTCAAAATATATTCCACTAGTACCAACAAGAGCATTCTATGTTTATGTTGAGGACAACGTAGCCTCAGCAAACCTAGATAATTTAATTATTGAGGTCATAGGCATTACAGATAAATCTTCAGAAACGGTACAGGTAGAAGTTATGAATTCGTCAGAGGTATATAGCTATTAATGCTATAATAGATTTATGTTTACAAATTCTGGTTCTTCTCTTTTAGCAAAATATATGTTAGGTCAGTTACCTGCATTTGCTACCCACATTGCTATTGGCTGTGGAACAAAAGCTCTTACGACAGAACCATCTGGCAACCCATATATCAACCAATCAAAGCTAGACTTTGAAACCTATAGATCAAAGATCATTTCGAGAGGGTACGTAAACAATGGCGGTGTTCCAGAATTATCTCTTATTGCAGAATTGCCAACAAACAACAGATATGGCATTACAGAGATTGCCCTATTTCCAGGACTAGAGAACCCATCTGCCAAAGACTATGACAGTAGAATATTGCTTAACTTTGTAGACGAGTCTTATGTATATAGCTCCACAAGCATTACTGACATTTCTTCTACAACTATAAACATTCCAAACAGTGGAACCATCAGCGACTCAGGAAAAACAGAGCCATTCTTCATCAGTTCATCTGATGGGCAGCTAACCTCTGAAGAT